CCGTCAATGACTGCCTTCCGATTGCCGAACTTGCTTCTCATTTCTTACGGGTCTTCTCACCGGATATCTCATCCAGTTCATCCTGCAGGGTCTTGGGCTGTGACTTGTCCTTGTATTCCACGGATGCAAGCCTCGGAACAGCGAAAGGAAGGAGGTCAACCATTATCTGGCACTTCCTGCTCTCGTCAAGGTTATGGAACGCTTCCACGAACTCCTCCCAGTTGCCGTCAATGAAGGAGGCTATGAGTTCCTTCTTCTCTCTGGTTATCTTGTTGGGAGTTCCCGCCTTCCTTCCCCCAGACTTGGGATGGCCGTCACCTTTCTTCCTTCCTCCTGCCATGGCTTAATAGATTTTCTTTGCTGGGCCGAAGGGCTGGAGCGGACGTTTGGCGAGAGAAGGGGAGCGGAGGATGCTGTTGATGTCCTCTTCCAGCTCATCAAGTTGAGATCCGTAGACGGCAGCCTGTGGGAGTCCGAACTGTGAGTACCAGTCATAGAGCGCACCCCATACGAGGAATCGGTGGATGTACTCTGCCAGAGGCTCAAGGAGGTTGTCGTTGAACGACTCGTTGAGCAGGAAGCGGTAGCGGTACATATGGTCGTTGAGGTTCAGATCGTCATCCGCATAGTCCTGGGTCATATCCTTGAGGACTGACTGGAGCTTGCGCCTCAGCTTGGCATCACGGAACTCCACATATCGGACGATGACCGCTCCGTCCATATCCTCGGACACATCGGCTGCGATGGCGTTCTTTGCCTCCAGGTTCTGGATGGCGTTGCCCTCGGTGTGCTTGTATGTCAGGAGATCCACGTCCTTGTAGACCTCGTTCTTGAATATCTCCACGACCCTTTCCTTCTTCTGTTCTTCGGTCTGGGTGTTGATTGCCAGTATAACGCTCATAATATCGGAGGGATTTTGGAATAGAGAAGGTTGTCAATCTCGTTGCCGGAGTCCATTGCCAGCAGGCTGTGCTTGTTGGACAGTTCGCCCTGGGAGACGAATGAATAGAACTGCGAGAGTGCGTAGTGTACGATGAACTTGGACATCTCCTCAGCGAGTGGCTCTGCCTTGCCGACTGCCCTTCGCTCGGACAGGCTGAAGTCGAATAACAGTTCGGGAGGGAGTTCCATGGCGTTGTCGTTGGTGATCTTGTATCCTCCCTTGAGGAATCGGTTGCATCTGCGGACGAGCCTTCCGACCCCTTCGCTTATCCCTCGGTAAATGAGGGGGAACTTTTCGCTTCCTGCCTCTGCCCTATACCTTGCCTCCACATCGGGGATCTCTGCCACCTCATGGTGGGAGATGCCCTTCAGTTGGCTCATGATCTCTTCGGTGTACAATGTGATTACCATAGCATGATAGGTGATTTACGGGATTTGAGGAGCGTGACGGCCTTTGTGAGAGCCGCCTGCATCCTGTCGTTGAACTGTGGTACGACCATCGGTCTCCTGGTCTGGAAGAGGGACACGCATACGAAGAGGACGATGAACTTGGTGACCTCCTCCTTCATGGCATCCTCCATCGTCTCATCGAAGTCGGGGACGTAGAACTCAAGATGCTCCACGGGCTGGCTTCCGAGGGTGTCGGTGATGTAGGCGTACTTGCAGATGTCGAAGACTCGGTTGACGAATGCGTTGATGGCATCGTCAATGAACCTCCCGACCATCTCTTCATCCTTCTCCGTGACGATGATGCTGTCGTAGAGTGACTGGCCGTTGTCAGCGTAGGCATCGTTGGCAACGTGGGAGACCTCCTCTTCTATCCGGTCACGCAGGCTGGTTCTGTTAATGGTATAATACAACATAAATTCGCAGACACTATTCTGTGCCACGAATATATCGGAACGGAGGTATTATATAGGTCTATCTTTCCCCAATGTCGGGAATGAGGTCAACGGTTTTCCGCTTGTTCTCATCCACTATCTTGGCGTATATCTGGGTGGTGGATATGTCGGTATGTCCCAGGAGTGCGGACACCGTGTACAGGTTCGCCCCGAAGGTGAGGAGCATCGTGGCGTATGTGTGCCTGGAACAGTGGTAGGTGATGTGCTTTGCGATCTTCGCCCTCTTCACCCAGTTCCTGATTGCCGACCCGATGCTTGAGCGGTCTGGGAGGTCGAACACCCTGCCCTTCCTCCTCTTCGGCAACTGGGCTATGGCATTGGAAGAAAGTGGTACATATACCACCTTCTGGGTCTTTATCTGCTTGGACTCCACCTGCAACCCCTTCCCGCTGTCCTTGATGTGATCCCATGTCAGGGCTTCGATGTCCGAGAGCCGGAGTCCCGTGAAGCAGGAGAAGAGGAACGCCCTCTTCACCGCCTCGCTCCCACACTCGGTGGCCATCAGCTTCTTCACCTCATCGAAGGTCAGGTACTCCCTATTGCTCTCCGGTCTCTTGGGTTTCTCGGATGCCTCCATCTTCGATATGGGATTGACTTCAAGCAGGTCTTCCCGATAGGCAGAGTTGAACACCGTGTTGAGGTTGGAGAAGTACAGGCAGACAGTCCCTTCTGCCAGCCCCTTCCTCCTCATGAAGCGGACGAACCCGATGACATAGTCCTTGTCCAGCGTAAAAAGCGTTGCCTTTTTTCCGTAATCCAGAAGCCAACTGCGGATCTTGTCCAGGGTCTGAGCCTGGCTCGTCTGCCCCTGCTCCCTGTAGAACTGCACACGCCTGCTGATGTAATCGGTGACCAGCATGTCATTTCCCCGCCTGACTATTCCCGTCCTGCCTTCCTGCAGTTGGAGGATTCTCTTCGCCTTCACCGCCTCTGCCTGCTGGAGTGTCTCCTGGTTCTGTAGCTTGGCTATCTTGGAGTGTTCGGGTACGAGGTACATCTTGAGGAACTCCCTCGTCCTTATGTTGCTTGACGAGTAGTCCAGGTAGAGGGAATAGCCTCCGTTCTTCATCGCCCTCTTGCGGAGGGTCACCAGTTCCTTCTCTTTCATCGGAGTGTCAATGGAGTGACAGAATTCTGTGACGGTTTGTGATATGTCCGTGATATAGGCGTGACAAATCAGCCTTCTCAGATGTTCAATTTGTAGCGAATTTATTTTGTAATCGCTTGGTTATCATTGAGTTGCCGAATGGTTTACAGTCATCGTCCTTTGAACATTTTGATTTCCTTTATTTATTTGATATTCAATCAGTTTCTGTTGGTAGTCATGGCTGGAGTGACGATGGAGTGACAGAGGTTAGTTTCTCTATTATTGAGAGCAGCCTGTCCACTTCGCCCTTCAGCCTTCGGTTCTCCTCCCTCAGATACTTTATCTCCCCACCGTTTCTCCCTCCTTTCTGGAGCAGGGAGGTGGTGTCCCATCCCCTGTCGTTGTCCAGTATCTTCTGGAGGTTCTCCTTGGACGGGTTGGTGTATCCCTTGACCATCTTTGACACGGATGCCTCGGTGATGCCGAGGAACTTGGCGAGATCCACCTGCTTGAGTCCGTTGTCCTCTATGAATTGCTTTATGTTGGCCATAATTTTAACTTTCTATAGTGTGGGTATTCAATTAATGCATAGAGCAGCCATATCAGTATCAGGCTCCCTGCTCCTCCAAGTAAGGTAAGACCCATCTCACCCCAAGTCAATCTGATATCGAAGATGAGTTTGAGCAAAACCAGGAGGACAGCACAGATTCCGAGTATCTTGCCACCATGTGAGAAGAACCCCCTTGTGTCATCGGAGAGGTATTTGAGATAGCTCATCACTTAATCTTTATCGGGTTGCTGAACTTCGTGATGACACATCCAAGCACCAGGTCGAAATGTCTGATTGCTTCCTTGGGGATTCTGATGGGAGCATGGATGAGCCTTCCGTCAGGGTATGTCTCCTGGTTGGTGGAGTAGGCTATGATGTCATCTCCGTCATCCAATATCCTCTTTGTGATTCTGAACTCATCCGTTTCAATCACATAGTTCTCCCCGTTGAGGAGGAATCTGCAATCGTTGACCCTCTTCAGTGCGAGGATGCATCCAGAAGGATACTCCCTCATTGAATCCCCATAGTGATGTATTGCCGATGTAGCCGTGGGAAACCAGTCTCCGGCATCAATCCATTCCGTAGGTCTTGCGGAATCTTCCACACAAGCCACCTGCTCATTCACTCCACCGATGGTGGCATCATCGAATAGCGGGATCTTCTTCTTTGATTGTGTCACAAGCATCTCCCCTTCTCCTGTCAGCAACCAAGAATAGGGTACACCAAACTCTTGAGATATTCTTTTCAGAACACTCTCTCCTACACTATATCCTTCCCTTACCCAATTGCTTGTCGTGTTCGGTTGCGCTCCCAGTCTCTCTGCGAATTCTTTATTCCCTCCTTCACAATACAACCGCCTCACTTCTTTTATCCGTGAATTAATAGTTCCCATAACTAACCTATGTATTATTATGAACCATTACATAGAGTTTATTTGTTGCCCTTCAGATAAACTCATAAAAAATTTCATAAAAAAATCATAAAAATTGTTTGTATTTATGAATTTTTATGTATATTTGCACAGAAACACTTGTGAAACCATATGCGACACAATGTTTCCGAAAACTACAAAGTATGCAAGTATACACAGAAAAATCCATTGATGCAAGAAGTTTCCCTGAAATCTGGGCAACTCTGAACAAAGGCGAGAAAGATGACCTCGTCTATGAACTGCTAAAAAACAAGTGCTGCACAACACGCACAGCCATAAACCAATGGGGTCGGGGAGTGCGCACTCCAGCTAACTATGCTGCCAAGGACATCGTTGCCAGATCCATCGGCAAAGTCCTCGGACTCAAAGTCCACAGTGCAACCCTTTTCCCTCGCAGTTAAGATTCGTGCAAGATGGAAGCGGAAATCAGAGACAGGCTTGACAGGATTGAGAGGCTGACCCTTCTGGCAGCCAAGAATGTCCTGACCGTGGATGACCTCGCCCTTCTTATCGGCAGGTCTCCCAGAACCATCCGCAACCAGATCAACGAATTCCCTCACTACAAGAACGGCAAGTCCGTTTACTTCCGCAAGGACGAGATCGAGTCCTACCTATGCCAAGTCAAACACACACCAATAATAATCACACGATGAAAAAGTTTATAAACAAAGTCCTCTGCGTTGCATGTGCAGCAGCAGCACTCTTCTGCCTGTTCCCCTTCTTTGACGGGACGGCCAAGTTCTGGCACGGAGCGATGTGCGTAATCTTCGCCTGCTCCTCCATCGCATTCTCCAATACCCTTTCACAAGACGAATACAGAAAGATATCGTAATGGAACAGTCAGTCTTAGATGCTTTCCGAGCCATGCAGATGGCCTACGAGAAATTCCTCAAGGAAAGCGAAGAATTACTCAAGCAAAACCGAGAGAGAACACTGAATCTCCCACCCACATTAGGTAAAACAAATTAATCCCAACAGCAATGAAAGAATTGATAGAAATCCAGTCTTCACTGGTTGCGCCCAAGGACAAGAAGAACACCTTCGGCAACTACACCTACCGCTCGGCTGAACAGATCCTTGAATCCGTGAAGCCTCTCCTCAAGAAGCACAACTGCACTCTCACCATCTCCGATGACCTCGTACAACTGGGGGATCGGTTCTATGTCAAAGCCACGGCCACCATCCGCAACTCAGCAGGGGAGACCGAGTCCACCACCGCTTTCGCAAGGGAGCAGGAAAGCAAGAAGGGTTGCGATGAAGCCCAGATCACCGGAGCTGCTTCCAGCTATGCCCGTAAATACGCATTAGGGGGTCTTCTCGCCATTGATGACAACAAAGACCCCGACACCATGGACAACAGGGAAGAGGGGAAGAAGGCTACCGCCAACCCTCTCGCACCTGCAACCCCAGTCACCGAGAAGCCTGTTGTCAGCGAAGGCAACGACCTCTGGACTAAAGCCCTGGCCTACTGCCGTAGGAACAACTGCGGTGCTGAAGCTCTCCGTAAGTGGTACTCCATTAGCGATGCCGATGTGGTCATCATGAACAAAGTCCTCTCAGAATCTATCTAAGCCATGGCAACACTTTACCAACTTACAGGCCAGATGAAGGCCATAGAAGACTCCCTTGAGGAGAATGGTGGTGAACTCACTCCCGAACTTGAAGCACTCTGGGAAGAAACCGCAGAGTCGCTTCCTGCAAAGGTGGACGGATACAACCATGTTATCAAGAACATCGAACTCCTGGCTAAAGGATACGATGAGGAAATCAAGCGCATCCAGGCTCTCAAGAAGGCTGCCGACAACTCAGTCAAGAGGATCAAGGAACACATCAAGGATGTCATGATAGCCAACAACCTTGACAAACTGGATGGCAAGGCATGTAAGTTCAGCCTCACCTCCAGCACCTCCACCGATGTGGACGAGGTGACAATCCTTCAGCCTTACAACGAGAAGATTGACACCCTTCGTGCTTCCCTTCCTTCCTGGATATCCATCGAAACAAAGGTCAGCAAGACCGAACTCAAGAACGCCTTCAAGGACAAGGACATCACTCCTGCCGGAGTCACTTTCATCAAGAACACAACTTTAAAAATCAGATAACTATGGCAACAATCAACGGATCAATCAACCTTATGAAGTTTGTCGGGGCAAGGAAGGTGGTAGCCTCCGGAGAGAAGGGAATCTTCATCCCCATAGACCAGAACCCCACCATCGTGTCGGGTGCGAAGGGCGCATACGCCAACGTGCGTATCGTGGAGAAGGAATCCACTTTCAACGACAGGCACTACACCCATTTCATCTGCCTCTCTCTCGGCAAGGAACTGAAGGAGCAGTTGAGGGCGAAGGGCTACGATGACGATAAGCTCAACTCTCTCACTCCCATCCTCGGTAACCTTGAGACCTTCCAGCCCAAGGACGAGTACCAGGCTGAGACAATCAAGGAAGCAGACGATTTGCCCTTCTAATCTTAAACTTCAAGTAAGATGCTCTACAACCTTAAAGACCAGCTATCCCGCAAGAGATTCTCCACGAGGGTGAAAGCCTTGTGGGATGCTGGTGCGGTTGTCGAACTGACCGACAAGAGGAGAAGAACCAACCAGCAGAATCGGTATTGCCACGTTGCTCTCGGAATCCTTGCAATGGAAACAGGGAACTCCCTGGAGACCATCAAGCAGGAAGTGTTCAAGAAGAAGGTCAATCCCGACCTGTTCATCGTTGAGAAGGATGACCCGATCCTCGGTCACATCCAGACTCTCCGTTCATCCAGGGATCTGGACAAAGAGGAGATGTCAACTGCCATTGACCGCTATCTGAAGTTCTGTGCCGACAACGGTGTCTACATCCCTTCCCCAGAGGACGAGGATATGCTCCGTGAAGCAGAGTACGAAATAGCCAAGATTGAGAGGTATCTGTAATGGAAGGCTGGATAAAGATATATCGCAAGATAGAGGACTGGGAATGGGCTTCCAACCCTGTGATGTTCTACTTCTGGGTCAAGCTCCTGGTTATCGTCAACTGGGAGGACAAGGAGTGGCAAGGACAAACCATAGAGAGAGGAAGCATCATTACTTCCATAACCAAACTCGCTGCTCAACTTTCCCTTTCCCCGAAGCAAGTTCGCACCTGTATAGACAGATTAAAAAAGGGCGAACAAATAATCACCAAAACGGCAAACAAATGGACAAAGATAACTATTTGTAACTATGAGGATTACCAAGGGTGTACGGAAACAGAAGGGCAAACAAAGGGCAAGCAAACGGGCAAACAAAGGGCAACAACTAAAGAAATAGAAGAATATAAGAATATACCCCCTCTCTCTAAAGAGAGAGTGTCCCCCATAGAGGATCGGCAGAAAAAATTCTACGACTCTCTTCTCCCTTTCCTTGACAGGTATTCCAAAGAAATGCTCCGAGAATTCTACGACTACTGGTCAGAACCGGACAGAGCCAAGAGTCCCAAGATGAGATGGGAAAAGCAGCAGACATGGAGTCTGGAAGGAAGGCTCTCAACATGGAGTAGGAACGAGGACAAATTCAGCAAGACCAAGTCGGGAATAAAGTCCCGTGACCAAAGGATGTGGGAGCAGGTAGAGAAGAACCTATCAAGGCTTCCATTCAACGAGGACGGATCAGTAAACATTTAAGCAATGGGAAATCATCTCACAACAAGACAGGATAACATCTCTCTGGTAGTGACCAAGAGTGACCTCATGTATGTAAGGAATGTCTATCCGGAATTCCGCTTCTGCCCAGAAGGGGAGAGGTCGAACAGGCTCTTCCTTGAGATTCAGTACGCTGCCGTTATGGATGGTCAGGATATGACCGACAAGACCCTGGCTATAATGGCCAAGGAAGTAGGCAACGCCATGATGCAGGGAGCAGCATGCGGACTTACCTATCCGGAGATCCGCACGGCTATCCGCAACGGAGCAGCAGGACAATATGGCGAATGGTTCAGACTCAACGTCCGCACTATCCTCTCGTGGATGGATGCCTTCATAGAGGACAACAAGGCAACCTACAGGGAGATTCAGAGGAAGTTGGAACAAGACAGGCAAGCATCAATGGGCGAGTTCTACCTGGAGAAAGTCCGTCACCATGCTGAACTGATGGCAAAACGAAACAAGATATGAAAAGAAACGAAGACTGCCCCTATCTGGCACTTCGGGATGAAATGTTCCATGGCAGGGAACGCCACGATGACTACTGCTACTACCACCTTGAGTGGTGTCCCGACTGCAAAGGATGTGTAAACAATAAACCGACTGAAGAAGATGAGTGAAATAACACCGATTGTGATCCCTTATCTGGCCAAGGAAGCCCAGGGCAATGAGCTTGAACTTGCGGTCACAGGATGGAGGAAGCATTTCATCCAGCCCCACCACATCTATATCGTTGGTGACTCCCATCCTATCGTATCGTCAGGGGATGACATAACCTACATCAAATGTCCGAGGGAGAAGACCTGCAAACAGGGAAACTACCTCCCTCACATTGACATCGTGAAGAAGTTCATTGCCGTGGCTACTCACCTCACCCTGGAGGGGATTGACAACTTCATCTACACCTGCGATGACATCTACCCTGTCAATGACTTCTCCCTCATAGAGATCCTTTATCCGAAGGTCACGGGCAAGATGTCAAGCAGGGATGCCAGCTGCACGACAGGATGGTGGGGTGACCTCCAGAGGACAAGAAGACTGTGCGAGGAGGAGAAGCTCCCCACATGGGACTGGGTCTGCCACCTTCCGGTATTCTACGATGTGATGAACCTTCTGGAAATCATAGGGGAGTACGGATGCTTTGAGAAGAGCTATGTCGTGGAGAACATCTACTTCAATAAGACCTATGACAACAGGACACCTCTCGTCCTCAACGGATCTGACAACCTCAAGTATTCCGTTGACAACCATCCCTACGATACCTACGAACTGGAGAGGGCATTCCTAACCAAGATATTCATTACCAATTCCGTCTCCGGCTGGAGCAAGGAGCTGGAAGACAGATTAAGAAAACATTACAACAACCAATAAAAGCAAGAAAGATATGGCAAACATCAATGACAACGCAAAGACCTGCACCAGCCAGAAGGAAAAAATCCTTGAGCATCTGATGTCTGGCAGACCCATCACTCCGATGGAAGCACTCAATCTCTATGGCTCGTTCCGTCTCGGAGCAAGGATAGCCGACATCCGAGCCGAAGGCTACATCGTCTACATGGAGATGGTCAAGGACTCCAAGACAGGGAAAAGGTACGCACAATACTCAATGTAATTATGGAGTGGCAATATACTGAAGAAAACCCTTTGAAGGTGGTCACCCTCTGCTCTGGCTACGATAGTCAGCTTATGGCAATCCGTAACCTTGGGATTCCCTATGAGTGCATAGGATGGTCGGAGATTGACAAGTATGCAATCAAGGCACATGATGCCGTTTTCCCGGAGATAGCAGATCGCAACCTCGGAGATATGACCAAGATAGACTGGAGCCAGGTCGGTGACTTTGACCTGCTGTTCTATTCGACACCCTGTACTGACTTCTCCAATGCCGGTAAGCAGGCAGGAGGTGAGGAGGGATCTGGAACGAGGTCTTCAATCCTTTGGTACACAAGACACGCAATCATAGAGAAGAAACCAAAGTACCTCGTTATGGAGAATGTCAAGGCGTTGGTCAGCGACAAGTTCAGACCCCTCTTCCTCAAGTGGTGCGATGAGCTTACCTCCTACGGCTACACGGTGTAGCGCCCCTTTTTCATTACTGACTTGCACACTTTTTACTTTGCCTAATAATCACGCTTGCATGGGTTCGACTCCCAGGGAGGGAACAAAACAACAATTATTATTATGAATATTAAAGATTCATTTCGTAACAGCCAGTCCAAATGGAGGACTAAGAAGATTACTGCCGATGCAAAGAGTTGCTATGAAGGCATGGTATATCATTGCCGTAAACTATCTGCATATGACCATTCATATGCTTTCAGAATTCGTAAGGATACATTAGGATGGCCTATTATCGAACAGATCCAGAGGCCTGATAATGTCGTCCTCAACGAGAATGAAGATTATGTAATTGTTAAGGACGGATACGTCTATTCAATTGATAAGAAAAACAAAACAATCAAAGAGTAATGCTTGACAATTTCCAACGAATCACAGTTGAACACATCCGCAGGCACAAAGGTAAGATTGCTTTACTGCTGGATGATGAAGAAAAGACTGCAATATCAACCGCCTTCGCTGACGATAGGTTTAACAAGGATATTGCATTGGCATTGCAAGGATATTTTTCAAGACAAAATAAAAACAAATAATCATGAACAACGAACAGAAATACAATAAAGCTTTAGAACAAGCAAAGATGGAACTCTCTACTTGTGGTTCTATGGATTGTGATGCCGCAAGACTGATATTCCGACTTTTCCCACAACTTGAAGAGAGTGAGGATGAGAAAACAAGGAAAGCCCTTATTGAAACAGTGAAATGTATTTACCAAGGAGACACCATGTTCCTTTCAGAGCAACAGAGAGAC